GACTTCATTAATGAATTAGGTATTGTAAATTTTTCAATTACTTTTCTTGAAAGCTCTCTTAATAAATTCCCAGAATCAACAACAGGTAATAAAGGTTATTTTGGAAGGCTTTATGATTCTATATTTAGCAATAATGAAGGATTCTTTGGAAAAGCAATAAGTGGTTACAATAATGTATTAGGAGTATTTAATGATCTTAGAGATAATATCCAAGAAGTAACCACTACTATAAATGATGTTGTTTCAACAATAAACGGCGTTGCTGATGAAGCGGCGGCGATTACTGCTGATATTATTGATTTTCAAGCGTCTTTAATTTCTTTATTACAAACTCCAACAACTTTAGCACAAAGATTTAATCAAATATTTGGCACTCTAGGCACTATTACCGATAACTTTGAGTCAATGGTTGATATTTGTTTAAATATCTTCGGGTCTGGTAATAGAACGCAACAAATAGGTTCTTCTGCAAGAGTTGAAGCTTTAAATCAAAACCGAAAAGCTGTTGGTAATTTTACTGATACTGCTTGCTTAACTACTGCTTACTTAGCTTCAACAAACATTGATTATACCTCACAAGAGCAAATTGATGCTATGTTGACAAGGCTTAATGATGCTTTTGAAACATTAGATCCAAATTCCTTTGATGAGGAGATTTATTATGAATTGCAAGATTTAAGAACTCAAACAAGGCTATTCCTACAAAATCTAAGAACTACGCTACCTTATTATGTAAACATTAAAACAAACTTAATCCCAACCGCTGTATTAGCTTATAATTTTTATGCAAATAGCTCAAGGTCGAGCGAGATTGATAGTTTGAATGGAATTGAAGACCCTGCTTTCGCCTTTGGTAATTTAACTATTTTATCTGAATAATATGGTTAATAAAGTAAGTGTGGAAATTGATGGACAAACATTTGAAACATTTAAATCTGTTAATATTGATACAGATTTGGACAAATTTGGTTTTGTCTTTGATTTAGAAATAAATGTTCCTAACCAAGAAAGCGATATAAACACTCAAGGAAAGTCAATTAAGATTAATATTGACGGCGATACATTAGTTACAGGCTTTATTGAGAAACAAACTATTACTACCACAAGAGATAGCACAAGCATTGTTATTGAAGGCAGAGATAAGCCTTGTGATTTTATTGACAGTAGAGTTTCTAATAAAGTTTTTTCAACACCTATTGGATTTGAGGCTTTATTAAAAAAACTACTTGTAATTACTGGTTATGAAGTTGTTGCATCTAATAAAAAAATTGGTTTACAAACAGAATTAGGAATAAATCAAATTGCCGTTGTGAATGAATATGGTGATATTGAAAATTTTGCAAATTCAGAAGGAATTGGATTTAGCAAAGATGAAAGTGCTTACGAGCTAATTCAAAGACTTGCTGATAAAAGAAGGTTGGTTTTAGGAACTAATGGCGATGGGAATATTGTTATAAGAGAAATTGGACAGAATACAGCTTCTACAATTTTGCAAAGATATAAAATTCAAGGAGTTACTACAACTGCAAATAATATTCAGACTTCAACTATTGTAAGAGACGATTCAAAAAGATATTATGAATATAAAATAATCTCAAGCTCAACTGGAATCAATTTAGTTGCTAAAAATGGCTTACCTGCTACCGATAATTTGAACGATAATAAGGTTCAATATAGCGGAGTTTTCTACGATAATGAAGTAAGACCGACTAGAAAATTCATTGATTATGTTGCAAATTTAACTAACTCTCAATGTCAAGAAAGAGCTGAATGGGAATGTAATATAAGAAGAGCTAAAGCATTTGAATATAGATGTAGGATTTTTGGTTTTAGACAAAATCTTAATACTCTTATAAGTAAAAACCCTTTATGGGAAATAAACACTTTAGTCTATCTTTTTGATGAGGTTTGTAATGTTGAGGGAGAGTTTTTAATCAAGTCAATTAAATATAGTAAAAGTTTAAGCGGCACTTTTTGCGATATGGTCTTGGTTAATCCTTTAGCTTACACTAATTCTGTTTTTGAAATAAAAGCTAAGGCAGGAAAGAAAAAGAAAAAATCACCAATGTTTTGGTTAGGAAAATCATGATTAGAATAGCGGAAATAAAAAAGTTAGAATTTGTTGGGGAACTTGGCAGAATAAGAGTACAATTTAAAGACACTGTTTCTAGTGATCCTGCTTCTACTGATGTTGAAAGTGGAGTTTTAGTTTTACCAACTGGAGATAATGTTTGCCCTTCTGTTGGTGATTCTTGTTATGTTTTATGCGTTGGTGATGAATATGGAATGAATTATGTAATACCTTACGATGTTGACAATGCCCCTAAGATACTTGAGGGAGAGAAGATTATTTATGGAAAGAAACAAAACCAAATTTATTTTAAACAAGATGGTTCAATAAGCATTACAACAGCTGATAGCAAGCAAATTGATATTACTGCACAAGGTGGAATTAATATTACTGGAGCGGTAAATATTACTGGGAATGTTGCTATTACTGGAAACCTTAGCGTTAGCGGAACAAGCAATTTAACTGGGGCTACAACTATTGAAACTAAGCCATTTATTACTCACACTCATAGTGGGGTAACAGTTGGCGTTGGCAATACTGGGGTAGTGGTCTAATAGTTAAGATATTATTAAGCCACTACCAAAATAAACTTAACTATTAGACCAGAAATAAAATTATAAATAAAAATATTTATGTCAATTAAAGATTTAAAACTACATAAAAATTCTGACGGAATATTTGATATTTCTTTTGAGAATGGCGACTTTGCTTTAACTGGCGGTCTTGAGACTTCTTTTATGATGACAATTTATTGCCAAAAAAGAGAAGATTCAATTGAAGACCCTCGCTCTCGTGGAGGCTGGAGTGGTAACGAATTAAACGAAGATGGATTTGAGCAAGGCTCTTTAGTTTGGACGCTTTTCCAAGAGAAATTAGACGATGATACAGTTAATATTTGTCAAAATTATTTAGAAGATGCTTTTCAATGGTATATTGATAAAGGAATTGCAAAAGAAATTGATATTATTGTTGAAAAAAACATTGACTTAGAAAAATTAACTGCGACAATTACGGCTATAAGAAATGATAATACTGAATTTGTGCAGTATTATGATTTATGGATAAACACAATTAATGCAAGCTAACACCACGGCTAATGACATTAAACATACCCGCTAATAGAAAAGAGGTATATAACAGGATTGTTTCAGATGTAACCGCGCAGTTGCCAGACAGCGGGGCGTTTTTGCCTACCTCTTATTTAGATTCATTAATCAAAGGTTTAGCTTATAGAGTTTATGACAATTATCAGAAGATTCTGATAATGATTAATCAATTCTTTATAAATACCGCAACTGATGTTTATTTAGAAAGATGGGGTAATACTTACGGCGTTACAAGAACTGTTGCAACATCTGCAACTGGTAATGTTGTTTTTTCAGGAACTGCTGCAACTTCCATTCCTTCTGGCACAAGCCTTCAAAGCGCATCTAGCATAACTTATACAACACAATCTACTTCAACAATTTCATTAAACAGCGTTTCAGTTTCTTCAATGTCAAGAACTGGAACTTTAGTAACTGTTAATTTTACCGCTGCTCATAATTTAGCAAGTGGCGTTACTGTTACAATAACAGGCGCAAGCCCTTCTGATTTTAATGCTTCAAATGTTATAATTACTGTAACTTCTGCAACACAATTTCAATTTACACAAGCTGGAACTGCTGGAAGTGCAAGTGGTACGATTATTGCACAATGGACAACTGCAAATGTAGCTGTAACTGCAAGCTCTCAAGGACAAAATACAAATATTACTTCTGGTGGAATTTTAACAGTAGGAAGCCCAATTGCTGGCGTTAATAATAATGCCTTTGTTGATTTTGGTGAATTATCTGGTGGTACTGATATTGAGGGAGATACTTCTTATCGCTCAAGAGTTCTATTTAGAATACAGTTTCCTTTTTCGTTTTTTAATGTAAATGCCTTAATTAACCAAGCAAAATTAATTGCTGGCGTAACAAGAGTTTGGATATTTTCACCAAGCACAACTTCTGCTTCAATTTCTATTTCAAACCTTGTAAGGGCTGGACAAATTGCAACAGCTACCTCAACTGCTCACGGATTAGTAAGTGGCTCTTATGTTACTGTAACTGGCGCAGTTCAAAATGAATACAATGTTGTTGAAAAAAGAGTTATTGTAATTGATGCAAATACCTTTGCTTATCCTGTAAGTGGAAGCCCTGCCACTCCTGCAACTGGCACTATTTCTGCCTCTTATTCTTATGTTGAAGAAGGTCAAGTTAGAATTGGATTTACCAGAGATAATGATGCTTCAATTATTCCAAGCTCAACAGAAGTTACTACTGTAAAAGATAAAATCTTAGAAATTAAGCCAGCTCATATGAGTGATGATGATGTTATTGTCTTTTCTCCGACTGCCGTATCTATCCCAATTACTTTTTCAAGTTTAAGCCCTAACACAACGGCAATGCAAACAGCTATCACAAACTCTTTAACTGACTTCTTTAAGCTATCAAACAACATTGGTGAGAATGTTAAATTAGCTGATATAAACGCTGTTATACAACAAACAATAGATTCAAGTGGAAGCGTGCCAATTTATACTTTATCTGCGCCAAGTGCGGATACAACAATTGGTTTAAACCAAATTGGAACATTGGGGGTGATTACTTTTGTCTAATTTCCAAGCTCATACATTAGAACAGCACCAACAGGCGATTAGCCAGTATATGCCTAATGATAGGCTATTTCAAGCTAAGAATGTTAAAGGCACTAATCTTTACAAGTTATTCTTAGGATTAGGCGGTGAGTTCACAAGAGTTGATGAGATATTTCAAAATGTTTGGGATAATACCAATATTTTAACCACAAACGATTTAGAATATATTGCTAGATGGGAAGGTGCGGTTGGAATACCTGATGATTGCTTTACGCAAACAACTTCACTTTCTTTAGAAGAAAGAAGAGAACAGGTTTTAGTTAAATTGACTTCTTTGGGAGTTTTAACGGAACAAGATTTTATTGATTTGGCGGCTATCTTTGGATATACGATTGAAATAAGCAATGGGACAGAATATGGAACTTTTCCACTAACTTTTCCATTTACATTTTTTGCGAATCCTAAACAAGCAAGATTTACAATGATTGTAAATATGCCAACAAGTTTAGCTCCAACATCAGTTTTCCCCCTAACCTTTCCTTTCACTTTTAGTAGTGGCGGTGGGTCGGTTATTGAGTGTTTATTTAACAATCTAAAACCAGCTAATACATCAATTGTTTTTAATTATATTTTATAGAAAATGGACATAGTATCAAAGATAAATGGAAATACATGCTCTGCAACAGAGTTTAATCAGATTCCAACAGAGTTAGAAGCATTACAAACTTCGTCTGGTCAAACTTCGTCTGATGCAATCTTAAACCAAGTTTCAATTGCAACATCAAGATATGCCGCAAATAACTTCTACATAGACAGCGGAACGGCTGATGCTTATATTTTAACGCTTGCAGCTTCAATGACTAACCCAGTTAGCGCAACCGTTGGTTATTTTACTGGAATGACAATTCGCTTTAGAGCTGGAAATGCAAACACTGGAGCTTCGACCGTAAATGTAAACTCTGCTGGTGTTAAGAACTTAAAACAAGCTGACGGGACAACTGATTTAGCCGCTGGAGATATTCCAACAACGCAAGATTCGGTTTTTAGATACAATGGGACTGCTTTCGTTTTACAAATCGGCGCGGCTTCTACCACTGCAAAAGGTATTATAGAGCTATTAACCAATGCAGAATTAGCCGCTGGAACGGATTCTACAAGAGCTGCCACAGCAGCGGCAATAGCTTCTTTATTTTCAAATTCAACTTTAACTACTGCGGGAGTGATTTACATTCCAGTATTGCTTGGCGGAGCTTTTGTAAAATTAATGATACAAGTTAAACAAGGAGTTAGTACAACAACTGGTGACTCTACACAGACTATTACTTTTCCAGCAGCTTTTCCTAACGCAGTTTTAGCCTGTTTTGTTTCTACAATAAACACAAGTGCAAGCACTCAAGCAGACGCTTGGTTTCAAGAAAACAGTAAAACAACTTCATCAATTGCTGTACAAGCGCAATGGTCTGGAACAGGAAGCCTTAGTGGCGGAGTAACTCCACAAATTATAGCAATTGGATATTAATTAAACTCACTACTAAAATGACAATAAAAGTAAATTACGACATAGAAACAACTTTAGTAAAAGGATATTATCATGATTCAATCAATTACGCTTCTATCCCTGAACCATTTATTGAAATTGAAGATGATGCACAAGACAACTCAAAACAAATGTGCGTAATTGATGAAATTTATCAAGAATATGTAACGCCTACTAATGTTTTATTAGCAGAAGCTAAAGCAGCTAAAATAGCACAACTAGAATCACTGCGTAAGGCTTTCCAATATGCAAATCTTGAAGTCAATGGTCATATCTATGTAAATACAGAAACTGCCCAAAATAAATTCTTCAATAAACTTGCAAACACTACCTTCCCAATGGATTGGAGACTTGCAAATTTAAGCTGGGTTATTCTTGACCAGCAAGAGGCTTTAGAAGTTAGAGACGTAATTGTCGCTAGAGAAACTTTAGCTTATCAAACAGAAAGCGACTATTTTACCGAGATCAACGACTGCACAACTTTAGAAGAACTAAACACTATTAACATTAATTTTAATTAAATATGCTAGGATTATTAGGAAGCTTACTAGAAACTGGGGGCGGCGGATCAACAAACGACAAAGGTTATTTTGCCAATCAA